TCAGACTTTTCAGTCTTTTTAGGCTTATAATTTCCTTCTCTAAGCTCTTCTACGACCTGCTTTTTCTCTTCCTCATCTTGAATTGCTTCAAGAATCTTCCATTCCTCATCAGTCCAAGGGATGCCGATTGCTTTTGCATTCCCTTCCTGAACGAGTCTATTCCAATCTGGTCAAATTACAGTCATTCTCATGTAATCAAAAGATAAAAAAGGACATAGCATAACTTGCCTGCTATGCCCCAAAGGTTAGGCTTGGTTTGTTCCCTTAGATCCTACGATATAAGGAGCCCATCCAAATCCTCTTGAGTAAATGTAATCAAAGAGGTAATGCCAGTTAGCATCAGGATTAAATTCCTGAGGCTTAGCAAGTTTTGGATGCTGAGCCCAAAAGAGCTTAAAGGTATTTCCCACAAGCTTAGAGTTATACATAAACCACTGTTTAGAGGTATCTACCCCTGCAGCAGTCATAGCAAGTTTACTCCATACTTTTACCTTAAACCTTCCTTTGTATGGGTTTACATCATTATTCCCCGTCCCCGGCAAAAGAGCTGAATTAACCATAATCAAAGCTTCCTTTTCAAATTCAGGAGAGACCAAGATTGTGTCAAACTCAATTGGTCTATTGATTCCATTAGGATCTTTATAGAGGTATCCCATCTTTCTTGCCGCTTCAATAGCATCAATACTCAATTCTGGATTTTTCGTAGCTCCTTTTGCAATTAGGTTGCTAAAGGTTCTACTCGTTGCTCCATTAGAATGTGCCTCACTAAAGAGAGATTTCCCATTCCCTCCTACTGGAGTAATAGAATCTCCGTATACATCGTTATAAGCAGTAGTAGAGAATCCATTAGAGAGAATGTCAGCCAAAGACTGATCTATCTTATTCATTCCATCATCTACGATTGTTTTGATGTTTTCCATCACTTGATCGTATTCATCAAAGATTCTATTCTGCTTCGTCACGATCACATCTACACCATAAGAACTCTTCGCTAAAGTAAGCAAATGTCCTTCCTTACCTGTCGCAACTGGAAAGTCTTGCCCTTCCGTAATTTTTGCAACCCCAGCAAGTCCGTGGTTGAGTTTAATGTTATCATGCCTATTAGAGTTCTTTTTCTGGTCAAAGAGCTCAAAACCTACCTTATCTTCCAAAGCATCTGCCATCGCATCATTGTAGATTTCATCAATCTTTTTAATATGGTCGGTCAGATCCTTATATTTTGTTGTATCAAGCATTCTGACATACAAAAACAAATAAAAGTTTTAGGATTTCTTTTTTTTGTAAATCTCACGAATGTCAGCACTGTCCGCTTTATGGTTCGGAGCCTCAGGGGTGGCAGTCCTATTCCCCCCTCCAAGGATACCAGCTCCACGAAGTTCATCATCTTTCGTGATTTTATCCTCTTTGCCGAGGAGTCTTCGTGCTTTGCTAGCATACTTACTTACAGCTTCAGGGGTTAAATCCCTATCGCCAAGAAGGTCATTAAATTCCTCCATAAACTGAGATTTGGTCTTCGCATCCATTTTCTTATTAGAAATGAAATCTGACAAATCTCTTTTTGCGAGTTCTTTCGCTGTGGATTTCTTGATCTTTGAGTCTACATCATCCCCATTATCAAGATTTCCAGAGTAGGAATCATCTCAGTAATTCTCTACCAGTTCATCATACAAGTCCTTGGGATCATCATAGCCGAAGTTTTTAGCAACTTCTTTAGCGACTCTCTTATCGTTCTTGTAATACTTAAAGAAGGCTTTGTTGTCTTTAGCAACATTCTTGATTGCAGTCAAGACTTGCACTTCCTTTTGGCTTCCGTTGTAATCTCTTTCTACTTTTCTGAGTCTCTCAAGCTCTGCTTGGTTGGCTTCATAGTCAGCTTTAGATAAACTTACAACATCATCCTGATGAGTTCCCTGTTCCTTATTGGCTTCAAGGTTCTCTTTGTTTTCTAGTGTTTCCATTCCTTTGACGGCTTAGGAAGTAAAAATTCTGAATGAAAAACCCCTCAGGTTTTATCATTAACACGAAGAGTTTATCAAAAAAATTCTTGTAAAAAAATTTTTTTACATCTTTTTACTGACTTTTTTGCTTTTGTTCGGTTTTTGCGATATTGAGCATCAATTTTCTGATGATCATGTCTGCAAAAAGGATTGCCCCATCTCTTACCGCAATAGCTTCGGAGCTGTGGGTCTTTTTTTGATCAAGCAATAAAGCATTTTTCGTAGACTTCATAGTGTTGATCATTGCAGATAAGATATTGAGAGGAAGTCCCTCAATCATTTTGATTTCGCTATTGCTGAGACATTTCTCAAAGGAGATTCTCGCTTCCTCTAGGGAGTGGTAGCTTTGGAGCTCCTGTTCAAGGTGTTGCACCTTCTTTAAGAGTTCATGGTAATCACGGTTGCTGAGTAGTTTCATTTCAATTATTTATAAAATCTAAAGATTCTCCTCCATCAAAGGAGCTTACTGCTTTGATAATTTCGGCTTGTTTCTCTTTCAAGTGGTCTTGAGAAGTTTTTAGATTGATATTCTCAGGGTCAATATCATAGACCATATCTATTCTTTTGTTCAGTTCTTCAATATTGATTAGACTCGGATCGCCTCAAAGGTTGATGAGTTGCACTTTGGCATTGATATATTTTTGGAGATCTTCTTTTTCTAGCGATTTGAGAATGTTTGGCGTTGATGGAGTAGTGATATGGACTTTCAGCTCACTTAATCCCTCAAAAACATTATCATCTAAATAAAAGAAATCTTCAGCTCATAATGCATCTTCTATTCCTGAGATCGTTTCCCCATCTCTTTTCAGCTTTTTATCCTTTATTTTTATTTCTTTTTTACTTTCTACACTATTCTGATTTTCATCAATCACGATCTGAGTTTCAAGATAAGGAGCAAATTGCAGGATATTAGAGAGTGCGAGAGAAAAAGCCCTATCTAGTCCGAAGTCCCTTGATTCCGCAACGGTCTTGAGTCTATTATTCTGCTCTTCCTTCATTATTCCAGCTTCAAAAGCGGTCTTAGCTGGAGAAGTGTAAGGAGCTTTTTGGTTAAGTCCTGTTGCCTGAATACCAAAATCCTCCATAATTCTGAGCATCTCTATCAGTTGTCCGATGTTAATGTTAGGAATAAACGGCACGACATCGCTCGCATTCCCCTCGGTCATATTTACGATGTTGATTTCTCCGCTTTCTATGTAGATGTCATCCACTTCTACTCCAGCACCAGCAAAAAGCACTCCTCAAGAATTGAGCCAAGCCCCATTTACACTTGCGTTGAGGAAGTTATAGATTAGCCCCTTACAGACTGCGAACCTCTGGGGGATTCCTTCTCCATAGAGTGAATCAGGAACTGCATAATGCTGAATCGGAGTAAACGGACACTCTCCATGAAGAGCCTGATAGTATCCATCATAAATCAACCATTTTTCGTTAGCCACAATACAGTATTCTGCGGTAATAACATTGAAATAGTGCCAAAGTCTGACAATTTTTACATTATTTTTCTTCTCATCTTCAGTAGTTCCCACCGATTTCAAGTATTTATAGTTTTCAAGCGGTTCCTCATCTTTAAAGAATCTCGCTTTAAACTCTTGCACAGGGATTCTTTCTTCATAGATACAGTCTATTACTTCATCAATACTTTTTGCTCCTTCATCAAATCGGACATCTCTCACATCCACTTCTTTTGGACAGAATGCATAATAATGTTTTTGCTCAGGTTTTGTTTTTGTGAGAGGATCTCTGTCTTTGGTTTCCGGTGGAATGTTTTTTATTTTCGTGGTAATCGTAGAAGCGAGGATTGTTGTTCCTCTCCAAGCTTTATTTCTATCAGCATTGGTTTTTATTTTGTCTATAGTTCTTTCCTTGGTTATATAATGCTGAAGCGTCGCTTTTGCTAGCTCTAGCTTGATTCCATCTACTCTCCCATCTGCACTCACAGCAATAGGCAATCCTGATGGCAATGTTCCGATATAGGTTTCAACTAGGATTTTCTCCCAAGGAATATCCGGATCTATAATCCCATTATACTTTGAACGGGATTTTTTGTTTTTGATTTCATCTGCTTTGTCTCGGACGGTTTCTCGCTCCTTTCTAGCAATATCCATCTCATTTTTCCTTGCTACTACGGCGTTGACTTTTGAGGATTCATCCTCGGTCATACTTGCGTGTTGGTCTAGTTTGATTTCTTCGGTTAGAGTCATGGTAATCGTTGATTACGGGATAAATGTTTTTTTACTATCTTTTCCCCTGTAATAGGGTTGATAATATACTTTTCTGAGTTTTGACTTTTGTTTTCTTTTTTGGGAGGACGGTCGGTCTCCCAAAAGGTCAGAGCTAAAGCATCAGGTCTATCAGGGCTCTTCCCCATCAGCTTCTTCATCTCTAGTTTTGGCATGATCTGAATTTGACCTCTTTGATTTCTTTTGAACTTGATTTTGAAGATGTCATCTCGTTCTTGCTCAGTTCCTACAATCTGAAATCAGAGCTTTACTGCTTCTTTTAGTCTCCGATAACACTCAGCTCTTTTATTTGCGAATCTATCAGGATCATCAGCTTTATCTCCATTATTGCATCATTTGGCTTTGTATCCCACATAGGCAAGCTCTGTCCCGACATTTGCCCCAACCCCAAAGTT